AAGCTCAGGGTCTACAGCCTCAGCAACTCTATATTTAGTCAAAATAGGCTTATACACATGCAGATTTCCGTTTCTTTCAAGTTGTATAAAAAAGCGCATTGTGCTTGCATTTGCTGGAACGTTTATGTTGTCTAACCTAGTAGTTACATAATTTTCTGTCTGTTCAACGTTTTGGGTTGTAAACCCAATCCTGTCTCCTGTTCCATCACTTGTGCCAAAAAAATTAACGCCTATTATCGCGCTGTTGTTGGAACTATCGGTGTTAGCATACTTTGTGATAGCGCGAAATGAAACTTTCAGCCCTGGATAGCAGCTTACAGGGTCTGATGACAAAATCCCCCATGAATCAGCTGTTAGACCGCTATTAGAAATGCTCAAAGTATTATTATCGTTAAAATCCTTATCAATGGTAGCAGTTATAGCCCCACCTGTTCCCCAACCAGTTAAATCATCAGTTGCTAAATCAGCATTTTTAAGATAGTTTCTAGTATGATTAATAGACTTTAATTGTTCAAGAAGTGATGTAGGGATTCCCGATGACTGATAGACGCTTCCTTTTTTCCAAACTGTTCCATCCCAGAAGTTCCAATAACCGTCATCTTGCGTGATCCAGATGCCATCTGTACCAGTTGGATATGCACTTTCAAGAGTTGCTAGATCAGCTAAAACACCTTTGGGCGTAAAGTATGAGTCAACGCCTGGCATGCCAACCATTTCAATCGCACTGGCAATCGCTTCTCGCACGTCTTTTCCATACATTTTTGTACGAATTGCAGTAGCTAACCCCACTAGACTAGCTTTTTGTGCATCGGTTAGTGCTGTATCATCTGTTGCCAATTAAATCATCCTTTCTACAAAAAAACCTTGCTGTAAGATTTACTTGCATCAAGGCTTAAACCGTTAAATTTATCCGTATACTGCCAAGCGTCAGCCCCGCTGGGTTTTGTGTCTATATCACAGCTAGCTATCCACTTGTATTTTGCTAAGCTTCCATCGAAATTAGTTCCGAACGAGCTAGCACTCGCATAGATACACGTGTTAGTGTATCCTGCATTAATCAAAACATTGAAAAATGCTGTTATATCAGTGTTCAAATCATCCTTAACAGTGTTTAAAGCATCTGCTTCAATATCTAAAGCTACAATTTTTGTTTTAGCTACATTGTTAGCTTGCAATTGTGCTAAAAAGTTAGCAGCTTCCGCAGCCGCACTTGCCGGAGTTTCTAAGTAGTGATAACCACCGACAAATGTCAATCCAGCAGACTGGCTGTTAGCCAATTGCGTAGCAGCAAGTGAGTTGTTTGAATTGCCACTTGAGCCGTCTGAAAACTTAATCATGACACCCTTAACACCTGCTGAAACTAGATTTTTAAACCAGTCAACTGACGTATTATCCTGATCCTGCGATATATCAACAAAAATCGAACCGGATAGCCAGACGTTGTTATTATCAATGATGTTTTGCACCGTTTCAGACAGGCTAGAATAATTAGCAGATATTTTGTTAATCAAATCTTGTTGCTTAGCAATCAAGGCATCTTGCTTTTTGCTGTAACTTTTAAGCTGACTAAGCTCGTTGTTTATAGCCTTTTTTTGTTGTGCTTGATCATTGATATACTTGCTTTGAGTTAGATTGGTGTCGCCAACTTTGATTGTTGAATTAGTTGGGGTAACAATATCCACATCGATTTCAATCACTTGCAACCATTGCGTTTCTGAAACAAAATCATTAATAAATTGATACTGGTTTCCAATTTTGAAGTCGCTGATCGTTTTGTTTATTAAATAAAGATTTGAAACGCCTATCTCCCAGCTTTCAACAGCTACCTGCTTTGCAAGCCAATATTGTGCTTTTTGTTTCAAAACATTCGTATCAGTCACATCACTAAAGTTCTCGGTTCCAACAATCTTGCCAAAAGTATTGATCAGGTTGGTATTGTCAACGTAATTAGGGCTACTTAGCGCAATCTTAGCAGTCGTAGTTTGCTTATCAGTCGTTGATGAGCTAGTATCTGTTGAAGCTGAACTATCATCGCTAGCATCTGCTCCAGTTGGGATTAGTCTTGTTATTACGCTCGTAGGATCAATTGTTTTGCTAGCGGACTTCATGTTAAAAGCAAGCTTCAAAGGGGTTGAACTTTGCGATCCAATGCTTGACAAGTAGTTAATTGTCATTGTGCCATAATCAACTGTGACATATCCGCCGTAGACATCGATTAATCGGTTAGTAATCGCGTCAAAAGTATCTTCATAGTCTAAATAACGATCAGCGGAACCGCTAGAGTCTGTGACCGTCACACTTCCGATTTTGAACTTTTTATAGTCCTCAACTTGGCTGTTATGCTGACTAATAATCGCTTGAAAATACTGCGCAACCGTGCAATTGCTGACCTTTTGCTGTACTTGGCAGCTGTCATGTAAAAAGTCCTCAACGGAGTTAGCTGTGACTGACTGGCTAACTAAGCCTGTTGTATCCATTTTTGAAACTGGCTTAACAATTCGGCCATAAAAAATAAGGTTGCCATCTTCAAAAACTTTGATTAGCGACCTCATTGGATTGATTAGACTGTAGCCAGGGTTTTCTAGTCCTAACGAAAAGCTGAAAGAATTAACAGCGTTTAAAGCATCGGTTATTGTCCCATCAATTAGTTTTGGAAATTGCGGAATTGACGAATGGATTACTGTCCCGGTTGTGTCACTCTCATTTTTAAATAAAACAGCTTGGTAGACCGTCACAACACCAGCTCCTTATAAAATACAAAATTAATAGTGCCTGAACCGCTTAATTGAACACTATTTTCTCCACATAAAAGATAAATCAATGTATTTTCGTACGTTCCAGCAGTAAAGCTAACTGTGTTTCCGTTAGCGGTAACTGAGACTGAACCTGTAACAACGATTTTAGGCTGAATTGCAGCACTGCCATTGTTAATCAAGGTAACCGTCTGAGATCCGCTAACGTTGAAACTTGTTTCTTGGCTAACATCATAATCGAAATTAAAAGTGTCCCATACATCATTGCCCTCTTGCAGTTCACAAAACATAAAAGGCGGGTTGCAAGTAAAGGCTAGTGTAACTGTTATTTTTTGATATTGTGGATCATTATTTATGCTTGGACTACTGCATTTAGCGAGTAGATAATAGTTTTCGGGCAAATATGAATCATAAAGTCTGCTTAGTCCAAATTTAGCAAGACTGTTTCTGATTATTGTTTCCTGTCTTGAACGTTCGACAACATCATAGATGTACTTTTGAAACGTGTAAGTAACTGTCTGTGGTTGAAATAAGCGCTGACCAAACATATTAGAATAATCAATGCTGCCTTGAACCCCTGGGATTGTTTCAGTTATTTCTTGTTCTTGCAAAGGATCGATTGCCCTTGCTGTCATCCTTAGGCCAAACGTATCGGAATTAAAATCATTAAATAAAACTGTCAAAACTTTTTACCCCCAAACATTTCTTTGCTGATATTGAAGCGTGTCATATCCTTTTTGATCAATCTTAGAATACATACTGCCAACGAGCTTACCGGAATCAAGAACAACTTGTACTTTTTTGTTGATTGACTTTTCAAGCTTGGTATTTGCAGCAGATTGAAGAGAAACAAGTTTGTTAATGGCGTTTTCCAAAGCAGACGAATTATTTGATTGCATATTTCCTTTAGTGCCAAGATAAGCTGCAGCTTGTCCAAGAACAGCATATGAACGATCAACACCAGCGACAGACGGATTTGGAACAATAAACTCTTTTTGGTTGCCTTCGAAAAGTCTATAAAGTCCCTCTTGATCGCCAGAACCACCAAATGCATAGCCGTGACCCCTTCCAAGATATGACAAGCTTGATCCGTAACGCTTTTTAGCATATCTTAAAGCCGCTAACAAGTTATCATAGCCGTTAAAGATACTTCCATGACCTGGAAACTTATTGGCGTTAAATGTACTTCTTTTAGTCTGCATCAAGCCTAAAGCTGGGCCTGAACCATCACCATCAGGATCGGATCCTGGTTGCTTAGCATGTGGATTGCCACCAGATTCAGTAGCTATCTGTCGTAAAACTTTAGCAACCATAGCATCACTAGTGCTTAAGCCGTTAGCAGCCAATGCTTTTTTAACATCAGCAGTCCAACGCTTAACACCTGAGCCGGACGGGTTAGCAGAAGTACCACCTGCATCACCGTCAATAGCATCTTCAAGACCGCTCAAAGTCTTTTTAAACCAATTAACAGCATTGTTAGCTAAATATCCGCCAGCACTGCTTGCAAGTGTGTTCCAAACGCCTTTAGCACTATTAGTTACTTTGCTAAATATTCCTTTGATTGTTTTTAACGGGTGAGCAATAGCATCTGCAATTGCTTTAGCTTTGTCGGTTGCGCTACTAATAAACGATTTAGTACCACTCCAAAGTTTCCCAAGCCAGTCACCAGTTCCACCTGCATATTGCGGGATATTGCCAAAGATTGACTTAGTAATTGCCGCCGGTACTACTGAATCGCCCTCATCTAAGTAGGTAAGCACGTTTCGACCGTTTGGTATATCGACAGAGCCATCTTTCCTAAGAATTGCTTCTCTAAAATCAGACGCTTGTTCATCATTGACAATTGCTGGAGTACCGCTTTTAACTGGCCCCGATCCTTTTGCCAACTTGGGAATATCGCTGATTGCCTTTTTGCTACCGCCAAAGAAATGAACTACGGTATCAACGCCATCAATCCCACCATTCAGGAAACCAATAACGCCATTTATGCCGCTTTTTGCAACTCCTTTAATGTCTTTCCAAATCCCACTAAAGAAGCTGCTTACGCCATTCCACATGTCGTGCCACTTGCTTGAAATAGCATCTAAAATGCCGCTTAAGCTGCTTTTTAATGAATTAAACTTGGACACGGCGCTATCCCAGATATTTTGGAATATGTTGCCTAAAAAGGTTTTAATACCATTCCAGATGTTCCTGATGTCGTTACCTAGCGCACTGAAAATGCCTTTAACACTATTCCAGATTCCAGTTGCCACTGACTTAATGCCAGACCATGCACCTTTAAAAATTGCAATTACAACATTAAAAGCACCTGAAATAATGCCCTTGATTAGTGACCACACACTCGATGTTAAGGCTTTAATGTCGTTCCAAGTGCTACTCCAGTTACCTTTTAATAAATCTGTGCCAAGCTTGAAAATATTTTTTAAGACTTTAAGAGCATTTGAAATGGTCGTTGTAATAAAATTAAAGATCGGCCCAATTGAAGCTTTAATGATACTCCAAGCAACCGTCCAGATAGCTTTAATCACTTCTAGGTCTGTTTTCCAAATAGGCTTTAAAATATTAAAAGCTGCTGTTATTAGCGCCTCAATGAATTTTAAGCCTGTTGAAACAGTTGACTTAAGTTCACTAAAAAGCTTGGATATAGTTGCTTTAACTTGGACAGCAGCAGCGCCGATTTTTTGAACCGTGCTTTCAGGCAGAATCTTGCTTAAATCAGTGAACCCGCTGGCCTTAGACTTGGACGACATACCGCCAGTAAATATTTTGAAAACATCAGTGACTATCCGCCCAAAATTTTGAAAGTCCTTGCCAACATTTTTAACCCAGCTTTGCAGATTGTTAGCGAATTTATTGATTTTAGTCATTGTTGAATCTGGGAAAACAGAGCTTAAAAAGGTGTTGCCACTAGCACGCTTGGTTGAACTAAGGCCACCTGTCAGCACATCAAAAAGGCTTTTAACAAACTTATAAGCTGTCTTAAAGCCGCTTGAAATACTTGAAACAAGGTTCCCAACCGCATCATGGAACGGCTTGACATGTTTATATGCTTCATAAAAAGCAACACCTAAGCCGACTATTAAATCAACTGCAATACCAATTGGATTACCAGTTAAAACGGCAAATAGTGATGTAAAAGCACCTTTGAGGGCACTTATTATTTTAGAAACTGCCAAAATTGAGCCAAAAGCTCCAAGCGCTGCTCCAACGCCTTTCAAAGCAGCCATCCATATTTGAGCACCTGTTGAACCCTCTTTGAAGTACTTGATTAGTCCAGCTAGACCGTCAAAAGCTTTTGAAACTGCATCGCCAAAAGAGCCAATTGCCTTTGTAAGATTGTTTTTGCCAATAGCATCGATAATGTTGTCGATACTGTCAGTAACGTTGGCCTCCATATCTCCAACTGCACCGGTAAAAGTTTTAGTTGACTTAGCAGCCTTTTCAGCTCCATCTGTACTTCCAAGCTTTTGGATAGCATTAAAGAACTCAGTACTACTGATTTGGCCGTTTTCCATAGCCGTATTAAAGTCGCCAGTATAATCGCCGTCTTCTTTCATAGCCTTTTTAAGGACTCCAGAAGCTCCAGGGATAGCATTGGCAAGCTGATCCCAGTTTTCTGTGTTCAGTTTGCCAAGCCCAGCTGTCTGTGTCATAACCAGAGCAACTGATTGAAAGGTGTCTGCATTACCACCGGCCTGAGCATTTAAATTACCAGCGGCTTCGGTTAAGCTCTCATAATTTTTGACACCGTTAGAAGCAAGCTGTGACGTTGTATTAGCAACTGTTTGCAAATCATAAACAGTATCATCAGCATATGTTTTCATCTTTTTAGTTACAGAATCAATTTCTCTTGATCCAAAACCGCCAAGCTTCATTGTCTGCTGAAAGGTGTAGATTGAATCAGACGTTGAAATAGCTTGTGATCCCACTGCTCCCAAGCCCATCTGGACTTCCATCAAGGCACCATAAGCCACATTGCCAATAACCATTCCAGAAAGCATGTCAGAAAAGCTTCCCATTTTCATCTTGGCCATATCGGCATGTTGGCCCATGTTGTCCATTGTGCTGCTAACGTGATCTTCCATGTTCATTTCAGTGGTATGCTTCTTAGGCACACTGTTGACTAAGTCTTTAAAATTGATAGCTTCATCATCGTTAGCTTTAGCAACTAGCTCAACAACTTTTTCATGTGGCATTTTATCCAAAACACTTTCAAAGTTTTCAAGCCCTGCATCTTTAGCTTGAGTTAAAAGCTTCGTTAATTTTTCTTTTGGGATACCATCTAAGCCTGACTTAAAATGCTCCATGTCTTTCATATCGGCATTGGTTTCAATTTTTGCTTTGGTTGGCTCACTAAATGTTCCATCTATTTTTTCTTTAGCTTCTTTGGCATCATCAACAGCCTTGTCGCTTGCTTTTTGCATATTGTCGTCAAGACTTTCACCGGCACCATCGCCAATGTTATTAAGGAGATCCTTTATTTTTTCAGAATCGCTCACGAACTTGTCAGTATTCATAACAAAATCAATGTCAACTTGTCCATCAGCCATATTATTTTACCCTCCCCTCGTTAATTGCTTGTTGTTTAAGAGCGTTGAAGATGTCGTTAGCTTCACTGCTATGAGCTTCTTCTGTCCTATATTCATCTAATTCAAAATTTTCGCGAAGCTCATTAAATTCTGTAAGGCTTGCGTTTTTCAGGTCACTTGTATCACGTGTCCTGATGCTGACTATCGTTTTGAAATAGGTTTTTTCAGTCAGCCCAGCGAATAGAGCAATGAACTTATCCCAGTGCAATTTGCCTTGCATATCAACCAAGTCAATATGATAGTCTTGCATAAACGAGGCATAAATTGCTTCGGCATCTTGCGTAAATGAATAATACTTTTTGCTTGATGTTTCAGCTTTTCCACCACCATACGGGCGCTTTTGAAGATACTCAGAAACGCTTTTTAAGCTTTCAACAAGTAGCCGCTCGTCCCATGTGCAAGCTTTAAAAAACATCTCAAAGCCAATATGAGCCTTTTCTTCAGGATTGAAAGTCATATCTTCAAGCAGCTTGTACCAACGCAAAACATTGTCAAAACTCAAATCAATCTCATACTCTCGATTTTTGTAAAAAAAGGAATGCTCAAGTTCCTTAGTTAAACTAAGCATGGTGATCACCGCTTGTTTGAGGTATATTTATTCTTTTTTGTTTTAAAGCTTTGGCGTGTTTCTTTATCAGCTTCTTTTTGAAGGATTGCCATAATTTTTTGGAGTGCACTTGTGTCTTGATGATAAAAGTCAAAAATACGTTTCCCTTCTCCTTTTCCGAAACATTTATCAAAGAAATCGGTCATAGCTTGTCGGGCACTTTCAAAAACGTTATCTAATAGCTCGGCTTTTTCTTTGTGCGTCATGCTATTTATTTTTTTGTTGTCAATCTGCTCCGCTTTATGGATTTCTTCTTGAGCTTTGAGCATAACTGCTGAAACCTGCTTACGAAAATCATCGTTAAAAGTAACCTTGTAGTTTTTACCAGCTATTACGACATCTTCTTGGTTATTTATCCGGTCATCTAAATTAATTGCCATTGTCCTAATTCCTCCAAACTCGTTTCATCTTTATCGTCTCTGTTGTTAGTTGTTGAATCGATTATCAGACTACTTTTTAGCCATTGCTGGGCGTATTAGTACTTGTTGCCGCTGTGAAAACTGGTTTCCCATTCGAAATAGCGGTGAAGCTGAATGTCTGTTTATCTGATGCTTTACCACCGGAAGCAGTAATAGCAGTAAGCGTTGCTAAAAAGACAATTTGATCGCCACTTGGCTGTGTCCATCTAATGAGTGCCTTAAGATCATCGCCAACAGACAACATCTTGCCAGCAATAAAGTCTTGCGCTGCATCGCCCTCTTTACGGTTACCAGAAAAGGCAATGTTAATAGTCTTAGCAGTTACATCTTGAGTCCCGAAGTTGCCACCATCATAATATTGAGTGGTGTCATCAGTTTCCTTTAGCGTAGGTGTGATTGTTTCAATGCCACCCGCCAATTGCGACCACTTAGCATTAGTAAGCGTTGTTGGGTCAGTTAACCCGCTTGTTTCAATTTCGTACTTATTTTCTGGGTTGAGTTTAAA